TCATAACCATATCAACGCTATGCTCCGGGAGCTGCAACATAATTTCCTGTGCATCCCCGTAGTAGATTTCAGATTGAGGATCAGTATAATAAGGTTTGATCATTACTCTCCCAAAATCGCCATTACCGGTTGGCCTCGTAAAAGGCTCTTGCAAAACCGGGGGGGGTAATGGAGCGAAGCTGTTTTGTACGGGCTGAGTTGCCACCGGTTTTCATGTGATATGGCGCGTACCTATCGCCGTTGCTGGCATAGCAGAATACAGGTTCTACTGGATTCTTTACCGGCTCGTTAAAATATCCCCACAAACAAGTCTTTTTTGTATAAGGGTCGCCGTAATCACAGGGGTTGAAGATTAATCGGGGCTTGCCAAGCCAACGAGAAAGACGCCCAACCGGATTTTCCAAACTCCAAAATGCGAAAACTTTTGATTGAGCTTGAGCCATTGCGATCACTCGTAGACAAGCCAGTACTATACCCATACCGTCTATCGTCCGCATATCCATATCCTTGAGCATCCAGTATTGAGCACTGGAATTAGTAAAATGCGTACATTCGGGAGCGGCCAATATGCCATAGGTATCCATCGGCGGATAATATTTCCTGACATCATATTCTGGCAAGGTAATATTGCGGTAATCATAGCCAGCCTCTTTATAAGGCTTTCCCCATGATCCTGTACCGCCGCACAGGTCTAAAATAATTTTGTCTGAGTTTTTCATCGTTCTTTACTATCCCTTTATTAACTTAAAATTGATTCGATTAATCTTTTCCCGTAACTATCGGGATGTAATTTAATTAGTTCTCTGATTGCGTATAAATCAAAATTCTCACACCTCGGCAGGAGACGGAAGACATTTAATGTAGCTTCTTTTAGTGTTTTCCCTTCAGCACTTAAGCCGGCTAAATGGGCTACTTCCGGGTCTCCCGCGGAAATGTAAAAGGTTGATATTATGTCCTGATTCATTTTTAAGAATCATCGATATTTACCCATAGCGTACCCGTCTTTTTGAGAACGTGCTTACAGGCATCCAGAATATCACAAAGATGTTTAATATAGAGTTCCGGTGTAGGTTCAAGCCCGAGTTGGCCGCGCCAGGCACCGCACTTAGAACAAAAGAAGCCCCCGCCTGTTCGTTCCCTGGCAGCCTGAATATTACCCTTTGCCCCAAATGGATGCCCCGGCCTGTCATTGTTTCCATTATGAATACCGCAATCATGTAATTTCGGTAAATCAGTCCACTCATGTTTGCACCCGTTATGATTATCGAAAACCTTGTCTGGTGCCTTGTATTTGCGAAGTCCAAAATATGGAGGGCTGGTCATAACCATATCAACGCTATGCTCCGGGAGCTGCAACATAATTTCCTGTGCATCCCCGTAGTAGATTTCAGATTGAGGATCAGTATAATAAGGTTTGATCATTACTCTCCCAAAATCGCCATTACCAATGCTTTAGCTAAATTTACCGGCACTGCATTCCCTATCTGTTTCGTAACCTCAGATTTGTTCCCAACAAACTCGTAAGTGCTTTCGTTGTCGGTGAATCCTATTGCATGGAGAATTCAAGCTGTGCTGCCCTGAAATCAGCAGAGATTTTATGCCCGCTCTCCACAGTCCGCAATAGATCATCGAATTTACCTGGTACGTCCCTGACCTCCAGCTTGACCGTAGTCAGGATATATGACTCCGTGATCTCTCCATCTTTGTCCACTTTTACCACCGGCTTAGCAGATACGCTGACATTCTCGATATTATTAATGTGCAGTTCCATTGATTTCCCCCTTTTTATAATATTGTTTTGTAATGCCTGGGTTTAAAATATAATGGAGGCAGCCCAATGAGGCACCACACCCATAAACCGCCTCCTTTATATTGCCGGAGGCTTCATCAGTTTCCTGCCTCCTCCGGCCACTATTCTCTAAACACTAATGATTGTTATTTACCGAGCCCTTCCCCTTTTTCTATGGCGGCGATCACATCGTTAACCTGACCCATCTTCACATCCTCCAATTTGCCGACTGCGAATTTAACGAATAACATGTCTTCAAGCTGTCGTTCGTTATAGCACATTTTGTCAGCCTTCTGTTTAAGCAACTGGACTTGTTTTTCAGTGGCTGGCCTATCAGCAACCGGAGTGGTACCGGCAGCGGGTTGTTTTGCCGGTTCCGTCCTCGTAGTTCTGGTGGTTGTCTCTATCGGCTTATTGTTACCCATTCCCGGTATGTCCTCAATGTCCTGGGTGAAGACATTAGATAGCCTGCCGGCATGGAGAGCCGCATCTACCAGTGCCCGTTTTTCCGCCATCTTAAGGATCGTATTGACCATGCTGAAAATATCCTCGTTCTCGATTTTGCCGCTGTCCTGGTTGATGATCGCCGGATCATCCTTCTGGAACTGGGCACCGCAGCCGCCCTTTTTAACCCAGCAGAACCAGCCATCATCCTGCTTGCTCTTAAATATGGTAGCCTTGTCGCAGTAGGGGCATTTCCGTTGTGCATCGCGGTACCGGTATTTCGATTCATAGCTGTTGCACTCGCCCATGCCCTCAGAGATCGTAACGCCGCTGTTTACAGCAACGAGGCGGCATTTAATGAGGTACCGGAAAAAGGGTTTGTCCCAATCTTCCTGCCGGTCCATGATCTCGTAAACATCAGCCAATCCCATAACCTTTGTAATTTTTTCGGCGCCGGGCTTGAGCAGCGTCGGTTTAGTAGTACCGGGAATAATACCGAAGTCCTGATCGGGTATCATGGTTTCCTGGACGATCTGTTGGAAGCGTTTGATAGCCTCCATGTCCTTTTTAAATTTGTCTGGGTCGGGTAATGTGAATACTTCCTGGCTCCTGACTATTAAGTCTGTTGTCAATGTATTCCCTCCTTAATTAATTTAATATCGCCCTTAAGCGTTTAGCTTCTAAAAACTTAATCATACTCTGGTACATTTCGCAGGTTGACGTACATATGGGCTTGCGGCAATAGAGGCACCGGGCGGGAAGGTGGCTGATAGCGTATTCTCTATCGGATTGGACGGCGGCCTTTATCGCATTATTCATCGTTAAACCCTCACGAACTCGCAGCCTGACACCGCTGTTTCCAGATAATTGTCAGCCGCTTGCCGTATTTCAGCTATCGGTGTATGCAGGGTAAAAACGATCTCTATATTTGTGTAATAATCGATGGCCGGTTTGCCCCGATATATTAATCTGATTGTGTGATCGTCTACCTGCGTGGTAATGCCTCGTGATACCTGATTATCGTTAAGCACCAGATCATGTTTTAGCATCTTGATGCCTCCCTCAAAATACGTTCCTTCGTGCAGTCATGGCACAGCCTGTCCTTCTCCGGCATGGCTGTGTGTCTGAAATCCGTGGTGAAACGCTCCCCGCAGCTCCGGCATACATATGAGCGGCGGCGGCCAGTTCTGCCCAGACGACATTCATTTGACCTCGACATTGTTTGCATAATTCCTCCTTTACTCCTTTGATGCCATTTCCCGAACTATATCTATGGCCGGAGCCCATAGAACCTCTTTGGTATTAGTGATCTCGTTGCGGCAGTGGATGTAATCACCGGCAACATCTATAATTTTGATAATCCACGCTTGATAGGGATCGTATGGATGACGCACCAAATAGCAGTGGCCGACCTCTAATGTTATAGCGGGCATTGTTTTCCTCTAGTATTGCGTTTAGTTTTGCTTTTATTGTCATTTACTATACGGAAAACCCTTGAAGCATCCAGGTTGAAATACTCTCCAATCTCCCTATAACTCAGTTCAGGGTGTTCTTGTTTGTACTTTTTTACTCCGGCATTTCGTTCTAATTTTCTGAGCGGATCATATCTAGCCATATTCCCTTCCTTTTCGATTTTTACCTTATTATAGGCTATAGCAATATGATTGTCAATAGGATAAGCAATATTTATTTTACACTCAATTATCAAATTTCTATTACAATATTGATAGCAGTAATTTCCGGCGTTTGGCAAGTTTTAGCAGCACGAGTAGCGTAACACGAGTTGCTTTTACGGTTTTCACTTTAATAAATCACCCGGATCAACGCCGGGCATATGCGTAACCGCCGCCCAAAATCGTTCTATTGCGTCCACCAGTGCCGCCTCCTGGCAGACGGACAGCGATCTGAGCTTGTCTAACAAGGTTTTACGATCGACTCCCCATTTATCGTAGATCACGTCTTCCGTGTCCTCTGCGTTAGCCAGCAGTCCGAGGGGCAACCCTGCTTGAGTGGTGTACATGGATCCGTTAGAGTAATCGGCCATGAGGGATAATTCACCGGCTGTAAATTTATCATCTAGTTTTTGCCGCTCATGGTCGATCATGGCGAAATATCTGTCGAGTGCTTCTCTGGCGGACTCGCTGATTGTGCCCCTTGCTTTGAGCTGGGACATGACGTTTTCGGGTAGCCAAAATAATATTCGTTTTGATGTCATTTTATCCTCCTTTTGTGATAACGCAATTCTCATCAGTGGTATATTCTCCGTTGGTTATTTCGTATACCATGCGTGCGATTTTGGCTTTACCCTCTCTCCAGTATGGCTCTGCAACACCTTGAGTAGTATCGCCCATTATAATTTCCAGTTGGGCGTCTGCTTGTTTTTGTAGTAATTTTACTCCCTCCAACATAGGATATGGATTTGGCGACTGAGCTAAATAACCACGCATAAAATTGGATTCTTCGAGCGAGTATAATTTTTGAGTTGATTGTATAACCACAAGCTCCCCTCCTGTCAATGTCGCGTTAAGGCCAAAATAATTTTCTAAGTTTTTGTTACTTGGGCAGTGGTCGTTGACTCCGACTGGATTGTCATTATAGTCTAATAACACGCCTAAACCGTAATGACTAGCTGGGTGATTTGTTGTTAGTGTGTAACCGTTTTCAAATTTGATTTCCATTTTACTTCTCCTTTTTATTTTGCCGGATATTAAGCCTCCGGCAGGGGCTGAGTAAATTACCAGCTAAATGATTGTAAGTCTAAGTCGTAAATAACACACTCGCCGTAGCGGCTGTTGAATGTAATACGGGCATGTTTGCCAAAAGATTCAGCATCGAATCCCCACTTGGTGTTTAACGGGACACCCTCATTTAGTGCAAGTCTAGCCTCATCTAAAGTATCCCAGGATTCAACCCCGAAAAATTCGGGGGTATCAATTAACGTTACCCTTGTAACATTCCCGTTTTTTTGTCCATAATGGTCACCATGTTGTATCATTGTGCTGTCTTTCCGGTCGTAACCGTCTGGGTTATGTGCAAAACCTACTAATTGCCATTTGCCTAAGCCGTTTTTATCTAACCTGATATCATCCGATGTGGTAAGATATCTACCGTCCTTAGCAATTTTGCCTTTAAAGGTGAATCTCATTTTTCGCTCTCCTGTCTCTGCCCGCCTTCTGGTCGGGGTTTATGAGTGGATGGAAACTTAACTTACATATCTAATATATCATGTATATCAGTGGTTGTCAATAGGTTTTGAGACTATTTTAAAAATATTTTTAAACAGTAATAAAAAAACAGGCCGCCTCCCATTTTTGAGAGACGGCCATATTATTTCTCGAGAAATACTTATCCGGATACCAGTTTTAATATCCCCGCTATACTCCCTGATACCACCCCGCTGCCGACCAGTATGCCGACCAACGTATAAAACTTCCTTTTTAGTTCGTAATGGCTCTTGCAAACCTCATCCACCTTGCCCACCAAACCTTTGTCGTTCGTGCCGTGATTGGCTCCCAATAAGCAGGTGTGAATTGCTGTTACCTGCCTGGATAGTTCCTGCATCATCTCGTGATCTGATATTTCTGGTGTCATTTTGAGTTCAGTCCTCCGGGTTATTATTTGTCAGCATAATATTTTGTGGTATAACCTATCGTTTCCTTCGTGGCGGTAGAATCGGGATTGTACTCAGGCTGCTCCTGTTGGCCTTTCTGGATTTTCGAACCCCACCAGAGATGACTTAATAACATCCCGTGGAAATAGATAAAGATAATCGAGTAATAAGGCCATGTCAGCCATGCACAGAGGCCGGTAACCGGAGTCACGATAGCCCAGAATATCCAGGGATGATCTCTCATGCAGTAAGTGAAGGGGCGGCGTACGGCTTTATTTTTGACGAACCACTGGAAATAAAACCAAGCGGGTTTGTATATCTCAGAAAAAAAGTTGCTCATAATTAACATCCGATTAAATGAAAATTACCTTTGGTATCCATGTAGCTCCAGGTGCTATCGACCACTGGAAGAACGGGTAACCATCGTTAGTTGATCCGTCTATATCCCAAACAGCATTGAAGTCCCACCCTGCATTTGTGAAATTTGATTCCGTTTTCATCCATTCGGTTGTATGCCCTTCAGCGTCACCAACTGTGGTAGATTTGCCAGTTGTTTGTGTATCCCAAAAACAGTCATTGTACACAGGAGAGCCGTAGCGACTATTATATCCGCAAAAACCCCCGCCACCCGCATCAGTAACAGCACCAGTACCGTAACAATTAGTAAAAGAGGTATTATTATCGCAGTACGTGTAGGCCACAAAAGAGCCATAAGCGGCACTGCCTCGTGCATAGCAATCGATAAATGTTTGATCCCATTGTGCGTAGCCGGTGAATCCGCCCGAATCGTTAAACCCTGATTTTAGTGTGATGTCTCCTGTAGCGTAACATTGATTAAATTCTATTACTCCGGGATAACCGGTTTCAGGGTAACCAATAAATCCGCCAGCAGTTCCTTCGCACTGTATATCACCGGTTGCATAGCACATAGTAAATGTTATACTGGATTCTGCATATGCATTCCCCATAAATCCGCCGACATAATCGACTTTCGGCCCCAACGGCAATATCACATTACCCGTAGCCGAACAATTGGTAACTGCCAAAAGATCATTAAACTCGTTTGCATTATCACGCATATGCCCGGCGAATCCGCCCCAATACCAACTATATGGGTTAGATACGGGCGTCCAACCAGTATGCGATATATTCCCAGTGGAATGGCAGTTATTAAAATCGACTGCCTGCACACGACCAACAAAACCCCCGACATATCCTGCTCTACCAGTACCGCTAAATACTATAGCTACATCTGTAGTGCAGTCCTCTATAACTCCCTTTGGGTCTGAGTAAGGCCATGATTGCCCTACCCAATAAGCAGCTTCACTGATTAATCCGCCTATATCGTCCGCATGCGAATCAGTAACAGAGATATTAATTGTGCCGGACACATGACAATTGGATATACCGCCCCACGCCTGCCCGACTAATCCCGCCCCTCCTTCCACAAATGCAAAATTAATATCTGTTAATTTCAAATTTGCAATGGTTCCCGGGTAACCCAGGGTATCGATTAACGAACCTCTTACGGTATTCATGTACAAATTGGATACAGTATGGTTTTTGCCATCTATATGCCCGGTAAAATAATTCGGATAAGCTCCGATCGGGAGAAATCCTGCTCCCCCATTCCAACCGGACGTTGCAGAGGCGTCTATATCACCGCCAAGCTCATAATAGGCACTAAGGTCACTCTGGATGTTCTGTAGATCAGTAACGTCCTCTATTATATAAGGATCACCTATAGTTCCCGAACCTGTCATCTATACTCCAAATGTGGCTTGTACCACACAAAACAAAACATCTGCACCAGCACCGGAACACGCCGCAACTAACTGGTCGCCTTCGGCTACTATTCTGTTTGTTGAATCGATCACAGCCGGTGTCGCTGCGGTACTGGAATCTGTTTCACCCTCGTCAATCGTAATATCGGTTGTTAGCATCGAAGTGCCGTTTAAACTGAGAGTCAGCGTCACATCTCCACTGGTTGAGCCGGGCGTTTTACAGCAGGCAGCAACCTCAACTAACCTTGCACCGGCCATATGGGACGGGATACGGGCGTAAACCTCATCATCTGTAGTTAGAGCGGTCGAACCATTGAGACACAACTCGATAGTCCGTTTTTTATCGACATAGCTTTTATTAGTCATGTCGCTGGATGATACAGGTGTTCCGGTAACACGTCCATGAGTTAGAGTTTGCTTATCGAGATCCGAAAATCTTCTACTCATCTATACCTCTATGAGAGAGTGAATATTCCACTTGCATGTGCCGCAATCGTTAGCTGGTTTCCCGCCTCCACAGTCACATCCGCCGGTGTAGCATCCAGCAGACAGTAACAAAGCACATTACCGCTGACCTCATAAATCACCGCAAATCGTGCGTCAAATCCATCATCAGCGCCCGTCCATGTCGGGTCTGTCTGAATATCCACTGTTACGGTTGTCGTGCCGGTCAGCGTGAGAGTGATCGCCACGCCTCCGGTGGTATAGCCGTTGCCGTTGGCCACCTCGTTTGATACACCGGCATACGTGGTGCTGGCCGCCCCGATATCGGAGGTTGACTGGAACAAGGCCATTTTCCACGTATCAGAATCTATATCATGCGTGCCATTCAGCAGGTTTGTTCTCGCTGCATTTGTAAAAACCCAGGCACCGGGAGCACCCATATTGTCACCTCACAAAATGTATTTATTCCACAGTCACGGTCGGGGCATAGGTTGTAATTGTATTCGCTAGAACGCCCGGGGGGATTGTTAATTTCAATGCCGGAGCGTATTTGGTCGTTGCCAGAGCTAATACGCCCGGTGTAATTCCTGATTTGATAACCGGAATATAAGTCGATATCGCAATCCCCAAATTAGGAACCCGTATTATTTGAGCGTTTACCGGACTATCGTAGCTCTCGAACTGCAATTCGAACTCCGCCAGTCCATCTTTAATGGTCGTGCGAACATCGGTAATCAGAAATTCCGAGGCATTCCAGCCGTACTCTGTATTTGTGATAACGAGTTTTTGGCCGACTCTGAAACCGTTCTGCCAGCATTTACATGAGCCGCAGTGTACCAGAGAGAACGCCGGATAGGTGAAAACAGTACCCGAATCCGACTTCTCATATACAAGGTCCTTATACGGGAAACTGGTTATGTTGTCGGGAGCGTCTGACAGAGTATACAGACCGGTTTCCCAGTTTGTTTTCAGCCAGTCGTGATAATGCAAATGGCACAGATCATCTATCCACCAGATACGGGCGGAATACGGAGGCAGTCCCAGTCCCAGTTCCTCTATTGCGTTTTCCCTGCACATAGACGGGTACTGCTGGGCGATCATATTTATACAGTCTTCAAGAGGCGCACTCTCGATAAATACGTCAATGCTCTCTCCGGTATCGACATAAGGGCCAACTGATATTCCTGTCGAATAATGGCCGGCACACAAATATGTCAGGGCGTCTCTTTCAGTTCCGGCATAATCAACATCACATTCTGGATAATAGCGGGTTAGCCGGTAATACCCCTGGGCGGTGATTTCCTGCTCGTAATAGTCCGGGAGAATGAGCTTTTTCTTAACACTCTGAACCAGTCCGCCGAATATGCGGGTATTGTACTGGAGATAAATATTGTCGTCAACATTAATCGTTACATCGCTGTCAAGGGTGAGCGTCATCGAAAACGCACGGTTGATACTCTCGGAGACTGTTATCGGGCAACGCCTCGCTATTATAAGATTATCTGTCTTATTGGTAGCTCCGACACCCCCGAGGCCGCCGCCAACTCCTAAAACAATAGTTCCTGGAGTTGGTGTCATCGCGATACTCCATAATTTTTATATTGCCCACGATCAACCATTGTTGTAATCCCGTTCTCATCCACTGTGTTGTATACATTGACCGATAGATTCCCGGCACCTAATTTATCTATAGGAGTTGATACCTCGGGCGTTTCTCCGAGCCTGGGTAAAGATACGGTTGGTATGCTTCCAATATTCACGCCGAATGTTTTCCCCCCGAGGCCAGGTACCCAATCGGGTATATTTACCTTGAGAGAATTTAGCCCCTTGATTATCAAATTGATACCGTTAATCCAGGTATTAACAAATCCTTCCGCCAGTCCTATCAGCCAATTAATGGCATTGTTGAATATATTTTTGACGTTGTCCCAGAGGCCTTTGAAAAAGTCTTTTATCGTTTCCCAGTTCCTGGCTATTAATAGTGGTATACCAACAGACGGGAAGAGAATAGCGAGGATTTTCTCCCAGTTGTTTTTAAAAATATTTACTATATTATTCCAGACATCCTTAAAGAATTTTACGATAACATTCCAAATATCAACCAGCCCTTGCCAAAGCTGGACTGCCGCCTCTCGAACCTTATCCCAATTTTTAACGAGCAAAACAATGATGGCAATTAGTGCGGCTATCGCTGCAATAATCAATCCGATGGGATTAGCTGTCATGGCTGCATTAAACAACCATTGAGCTGCCGTCGCCACCTTAGTTGCCACTGCCTGGACGGCCAGGGCGATAGTATGGGTATGGGTCGCGATAGTTTGAGCGGCAAACAGATTTTTAAGCAATGTCAGCCCTGCTGCTAATTGCGGAATTAATAACAAGAAGCCGCCCAGTGCGGTACTCATTACCCCAACGGCAGCCCCAACAACTATCAGTGTTTTTGTTAACCCGGGATTGTCTGCCATCCACTGGCGTATACTATCTATAACAGGTGTGATATACTCGACAATTTTCTGCAATACGGGCAATAGAGCACTGCCGATATCTTCCACTAAGTCCCCAACACTGTTCTTTAGTTGTGTTAGCGGGTTTATTGCGGCTGCAGCTGCGCCGCTAAACCTCTCTTGCATAGCGGCCATGATTTCCGCGGACGTGGCACCGTCTTTTAAGATGATTCCATAACGTGATAGTGTCCCGGTTTCTCCGGCCATAGCCTTGCCGACCAGCGTTGCGGCCGTAGATAAGTCCATATTTTTAGCAGCCGCCATATCAACTGCTACCTGTAATTGTTCGAGAGCCCCTTTATAGGTGCCGGTAATACTCACTATCTCCGCCAGGGCCGCTCGCTGCTCCCCATCACTGAAATTAGACATTTTCTGAGTGGCCGCGATTGTGCCCTCAATCGATTTCGATAACTCATTGTAATTAGCTCCGGCGTTTTCAAGGGCTTGACTCAATTGATTTATACCAATCTGTTCATCCAGTGCAGCTTTCGTGGCAAATCCCAGGGCTGCGGTTGTAGCGGCTCCAAATCCCAGCAACCCTTTGCCAATAGCAGTCATGTCCTTCTGTAATTTTTTCAGGCCGGTTTGAAGTTCCTTATCATCAAGGCCAAGTGTAACAAATAATTTAGCGATCTCGTTTGACATTATCAAATCCTTGCATTAATATAATTGCCCAGGAGGACTATCAAGCATGAAAAAAATAATTTGTCTGGCATTAATTACTGTTATTTTGCTACTTATGGGGTGTGGGAGTTCTTTATCAGATTCGGATTATAAAATTAAGGTATCGGGCACCAGTGGCCTGGAGTTTTCAGGTTCTTACATGGTAGTAAAGGCAGGCGGAGAATCCACTTCAAAATCCGTGGATGGAACGGTACCCGCAGAATATTCTGTAACCGGCGATATTGTTTCGGTTTCTTTTCAAAAACAGACAGATACCGGCACATTAAAAGTGGAAATTTCAAAAGATGGAAAGGTCCTGAAGAGTGAGGACACGACTGCCGCTTATGGAGTCGTTGCTATCGCTACTCAGTAGATTCTATCTTCCCTCCCAGCATTATATTGATCATCTCAAGCCGTTTTTTCATTTGATCGTTATTAAGGACCTTATGTTCCCTCTGGGGCATGAAATCTTGAGGTTTAAAAGGTTTCGGCCTTTTTTTGCGGTCGCGGTTGACTTCTGCCAGGAGAGTGCAAATAAGAGCAAAACGGTAATCCAGCATCTTTTCATTGTCCCTGTACCGTTCTGCCAGAGCGTTGAACTGTGCTAGTGTCAGGTGCCAGAATTCCTCATCCGTCAGTCTGATGTTATATCTCCCAAATGACCATAAATCTAGCCATTTGGGTGGCTCGGTAAAGGGCCTGCGGTCTCTCCGGTCGTTTCAGGTACCGCCTCATTACGGGCTTCAGTTAGTCGCTGGGCTACCTCTGCCATGTTATCGGTATTTATCCAGGAGCCAACCTGCTTTAATGTCAGAGACTCGTCCTCATGAATCAGGCACGCCCATAAATACGCCCTCAGCTCCCTGGCTCCCATGGATTTATCATCGGCGTTGAAAAGACTTTTACCTGTTACCTCTTCATAAGATACCATTGCGTTCAGGTCCAGCAATAACGTCCTTTCTTTGTCCAGGACAATCTTAATACCCGGATTAGTTTTACTCATAGATTCCTCACTATAAATTAATTTTTCAGGAAATATTTGTTATTCGGCTGGTCTGGTCACCGTCAATTTGTATAACCTCGGAGATTTACCGGACTCGTAAGCCATGATGAAAACATCGGTTGTTGTGCCGGCTGCCCCTAATGCTATTTCGCCACTCTGCACACCACTCTCAACCGCCGTACCCTGGACGTAAATAGTATGCGAAGCGGCAATCGGTGTGAGCTTAATCCAGTCGGAGGCCGTGTTTACCGTGCAGGTGTATTCGTAAGTCCCGACCGCGATCTCTTCATTGATGGATAATGCAGCCCCTCCGTTTTCCTCGATACCCGTCAGCCCCGACATACCGGTACTTTGCGTAACAGATAATGTTGGCTTGCCGGTAACCTTAAGGGCACCGGAGACACCAATTTTATCATTATACGGAAAGCTGTCTTCGAAGCCAGAACCAAGCGCGGTAAAGGTTAACGAAGACCCATCCGCCATCGGAGTGACTATCCAGACTGTCCGGGAGGTACCCGCCTGCAAATCGGTATGAAAGGTTATTTGCCCGGCTGAATCACTGGCGATAAAATTACCTTCGATAGAGATTTCCCCGCCGTCGATCAAACCGGCAATGTATTCTTTGAATCCGTTAGCGGAATCATGGCTTGAGACTTCGATTACATCACGAGACTGCGAGGGTCCTGTAATGTTGGTTAACTCAAGCACCTTGCGGTAATTCCAGACAAGTACCGTAGATTTAGCTGATTTAGCTGCTGTCGCCATGTCATACCTCCTAGCTAATCGTTAAAGTAGGCTTGCCGGTGTATTTGAAGGTTGCGGAAAAGCCTATCTTGTCGTTATAAGGGAATGTCATTTCGAATGCCGTGCAAAAGGCCGTTCCGGATATATTCCCCAGAGAAGAAGGGAAGGTAATTAAGAGAGTCCGGGAAGTCCCTGCCTGAAAATCGGTGTGCAGGGCGATTTGGCCAGTCGAGTCTGCTGCTTTAAAGTTGCCCTCGATCGATACCTCGCCGCCATCAGCTAAACCCGCGATGAACTCCTTGAATCCGTTAGCGGAATCGTGGCTCGTAACCTCGATCATGTCGCGGCTCTCACCCGGCCCCGTTACATTAATCACCTCCGCTAACACCACATCGTTCCATGTTAAATCAACCCCAAAACCTGAGACTGCACTTGACATTTTTATGTACCTCCAAAGTATTTCTGAAATAAAAAAGCCCGTCTAAATGGCGGGCTTGTGAAATAAAATAGTAGTTTAGTTAATCGTAATGAGTCACTTCATAATCGACTGCCACATGATAGAGACCGGTGTCCGTTTCGTACATATCCGTTTCGTCTAAATAGAAAATTGACCCGACTGCTACATAAGGAGAATCGCCAACATTGCCTGATTTTCCCTGTAAAGAAGATTGTATTTGCACCGCTATGTCTTTACACTCTTTATATGTGTCGGCGAATATCGAGAATTGAAAACGGCTGACGGCTAAATGGGAGCTGCCGTCATGAGAATGGTTCCGGATTGAACTAACTTTGAAGAATACGATGTACGGAGTGGTAACGTTTTGTGGTGCCCGAACATAATAAATTCTATTACTCACTAAAGCAGTAAGTGCAGAGGCGTTTCCCAGCTCGGTCAATATTGCCAGTTCGATATACAATTATTTGCCCTCGACCAATTTTTTCAGTCCAGATTTGATATTCTCCCTCACAGTTTCATGTACCTCATCCCATGCCTTCCTGACAAAAGGATGAGGGGGAGCTGGGTGAGGTCCGCCATGACCATATTCAACCAGGTGAGCATGAGGTGCTTTTCGCGGTCTAATACCAGCAAAGGCAAACGGCATTTTCGTAGCTGTCTCTGCGCTTACTGCGGCATACGCGGCTTTTTTCAAGTTGCCGGTAGGTCCTAGGGGAGCCTTCTCTTTAATACGATCTCTGACGAGTTGAGCCTGGCTGAGTAATAATTTAGTCTGCCCCTCATTCACCTGTTTAATGATTTTATTGGTTTCCCGCTCGAGGGCATCAATCCCTTTAAGATAAATTTGAGCCTTCATTTAGTCCAGCGCCTCCGAATACAAAATAACAATATCTTCATGCCGTAATTTAGGCTCGATGATGGTTAAAATACTGTAAATGCGATCCTGGTAACTGATACGCATGGTCGGTTCCAGCCCGGATAAATAGCGGATTCTGATTTTGCCGGAGGCCTCAGAATTTAGCTGTTTGGCCGCATAGGTCGTATTCCCGGTATCCGGTTCGATAGCTGCCCAAACTTCCGCGAACGTTGTCCAGGTGTCAACATATTCGCCCATCGCATTAGCTGTGGGGGTATTTTGCTGTATAATAATTCTATGTCTGAGATCACCGGCTCTCATAGTATCCTCTTCTGCCACAGAAAAGAGGTTGCCGCCATAGGTACCTCAGTTAATGTTTTGTCGGTTATCGCCTCCCGGTGCTCGTATAAATGAGCCACAAGTAAAAGAATTGCATTTCTTATCTTTTCCGGCACATCGCTGCCTGCGGTGCCATAGCCTGCGGCAAAAGTAATGCAGACCGCATTATATGAGCGTAATGTTTCAGACGGCCATGATTTACTGTAAGACAGACAAACCCGCCCGGGCTCTGATTTCTCATCAATATAGAGGTCTGCTGTATTTCCGCACATGGTATATTCAGTGTCATCGGTGCCGTAGTATTTGATAACGCCGGATATAGTTGCTGTGCCTGTTCCCGTACCTGCCCCGGTTGCAGTAAAGGTCAGCCCCACGGTGTTTGCAGCAGCTCCTATCAAGGTGAAGTCAGTTGTGCCCACTGTGAGGATCCGGTAAGTGGTGCCGGTAACGAAAGAGCCAGCCGTCACAACAGGGCAATAAAGCGGGGGTTTAGGTATCTGGATATAATCTCTATCCGGCCACTTATCGAGCCATAATTCCCACACCTGGTTGATGTAAGCCCGGTTCTGAAAATCTTCGCAATACTGGCGGGCGGATTCGATAAGAATATCCAGCTCAGTGTCTTCGGTTGTGTCCGAGTCTTTTTTAATGATATTCACACCGAATGAACACGTTGCAGTTCCCACAGTGCATACCACTCTGAGATAATGTTTGCTTCCGGTATACTCTTTTTCGAAGGTGGTATTATCGTTGTCCTCATTAACCTGCGTAAATGAGCCGCTTGAGACATCGGTAAACGTCACGTTGTCATCCGAGTCCTGTAATTTTACATCGACAGTGCCGCCGGTGCCATTAGCACCGCATACCAGCTCAACAACGGCCTGATAACCTAGCACGTCAACAGCGGCACCGACCAGGGAATAAGAGGCGGCAACAACATGGGCACCAGGAGCAATAGACTGAGAGCTAACTATATTATCAGCAAAACTACCCGAATCTAATCTTAGATGTAGTTTAACTTCAGATTTTGATAGCGGTTCGACCGATGGAGCAGTTTTAAGTTTTAATGCCATAACGCAATTCCTTTAATCAATCTCACAGGTTTCCGGCCGGTATTACTACTGTCTGACCGGTAGCGGGCTTGTTTTTAATTTTGTTGTTTAATTTACACATTACTAAAGTACCATTACGTTTTTATTCGTTATTCTGTTATAATAGTTTTTGCATGAGAACTGATGAGCCTCATGCCCTTACAATGTTACGGGGGAGGTTGGTTGCTATATTCCAGCCTCCCCGGTTTTTATTAATAATAGTGTCCGGGTACAGGCACATACTCATACTCCGTGCTAGGCTCGATAGTGATATTGTAGCCGCCTTCCGAGTAAACAATACTGTTCGGAGGTACTTTATACCTCTTTTCCGCAATCTTATACCCGGCTAAATAGCTGAATAACGCAGCTGCGGTTACGAGACAGACAACGCTTATGATATTTTCAGTCTTGCTCATTAATCCTTCTCAAAAGTGGTTATTGCGTCGATGATGGCCGGTAAATTGTGAGTGAACATTCTGACGCCTATGTTGTCGTCCTCC